TATATAAACAAAACGGTGAGTGGAGAGGCCACAGTAAGTATTGTTTTATAAAACCTATAAAAGCTAGGGAGTCTGCAATAATGAAAAGAGGTGAAGAGCCTTTAATGGGTATAGTAAAATATATCAACCAAGAGTTACTAGACCTAGGTGTAAAGGTAGGGGATGAGATTTCTTTTCAACCAGAGAGTGAATATGAGTTTACTATAGAGGGAGAAAAACTTTATAGAATGTTTACAAATAATATAACAATGATAATTTAATTTAACTATGGGAGTACAAAAAAACATCGGAATACTCAAAGCAAAGGTAGAGGCTTTGACAACAAACTTACAAACTTTAATCTTAGAAGAGAAACAAACTAGAGATATGGTTCTAGGGGTATTACAGATTGTAAAGCATATGCCAGGTCATAAGGAGGCATTAGAAGAAATAAAAAAACTTTACCCAAAACAAGATGAAGATAANGGAGATAAAGCTTAGTATAATAGAGGCAGGTGAGAAAGCTGTAAAGCAGTTAGTTAAAGTAGCTAAAGAAGATATTATCAAGTACGATAAAGATGATGAGTTAGCTGCCGATAGATTAAAGAACGCAGCGGCTACAAAAAAACTTGCTATCTTTGATGCGTTTGAAATACTTAAACGAATCGAAGAGGAGAGAGCTATGTTAGATGGTAACGTAGCAGAAAAGAAAACGAATACCCCAAAAGGATTTGCAGAAAGAAACTCAAAATAGTTTATATAGGATTATAGATAAGTATATTCCTAAACAGGTATTAAGCACTAAGAATAGAGGAAAGAGCTGGTTGTATGGATATAATGAGAAGTACGATGTAGTTGTTATATCTAAGACAGGACAGATAGAGACTGTTATTGAAATTAATGGTTTAAAGATTGCTTTACCAAAACCTCCTAAAGAAATTTATAAAAGGTCTAAGAAAAAAGAAGAACAGTATTGGGAGCCTACAGAAATTTCAAAAGAACTACATCGTATTAAATCTATATTCCAGTGGCACGAAACACCTGATGTATTTAAAGGTAAATGGGTAGACTATATAGAGGAGGAGTTTGATAGGAGAGAACAAGGTTATTGGTTTATGAATAATGGTAAACCTACCTACATTACAGGTACACACTATATGTACTTACAGTGGACAAAGATTGATGTAGGTCACCCCGACTTTAGAGAGGCTAATAGAATATTCTATATTTTTTGGGAAGCATGTAAAGCGGATAAGAGAAGCTTTGGTATGTGTTATTTAAAAATAAGACGTTCAGGATTTTCTTTTATGAGTTCATGTGAAGGAGTAAACAAAGCTACAATTACAAAAGATTCAAGGATAGGTATACTATCTAAAACAGGTTCTGATGCTAAGAAGATGTTTACAGATAAGGTTGTACCCATATCTAATAACTACCCATTCTTTTTTAAACCTATTCAAGATGGTATGGATAAACCTAAAACAGAGTTAGCATATAGGGTTCCTGCATCTAAGATTACAAAAAAGAATATGTCTACCATAGCGGATGAAGAGCTAGAGGGATTAGACACTACTATTGACTGGAAGAATACAGGAGATAATAGTTACGATGGTGAGAAGCTGCAGTTATTACTACACGATGAGAGTGGTAAGTGGGAGAAGCCTGATAACATATTAAACAACTGGCGTGTAACTAAAACATGTTTGCGACTAGGTAGTAAGATTATTGGTAAGTGTATGATGGGTTCTACATCTAACGCTTTAGATAAAGGAGGTAGAAACTTTAAAAGTTTATATGCAGATTCTTTCCCATCTAAACGAAACTCTAACGGTCAGACTAAAAGCGGGTTGTATTGTTTGTTTATTCCAATGGAATGGAACTTTGAAGGATATATAGATATATATGGAATGCCTGTATTACGTACACCTAACAAACCAGTACGTGGTATAGATGGAGAAGATATTACAATAGGTGCTATAGACTATTGGGCTAACGAGGTAGAGTCTTTACAAAGTGATGCCGATGCATTAAATGAGTTTTATAGACAGTTTCCTCGTACAGAGTCTCATGCATTTAGAGATGAGAGTAAACGTTCTTTGTTTAATCTTACGAAGATATACCAACAGATAGATTATAACGATTCATTAATAATGGACAGACATGTAACGACAGGTTCTTTTCATTGGAAAGATGGTATAAAAGATTCTAAGGTTATATGGACACCGCAAAGAGATGGTAGGTTCAAGGTAAGCTGGACACCACCACCACACCTACAAAATAATGTTATTATAGAAAAAGGAATGAAGAAACCAGGTAATGAATCTATCGGTTCATTTGGTTGTGACTCGTACGATATATCAGGTGTGGTATTAGGTAAAGGTTCTAACGGTGCACTGCATGGTTTAACTAAGTTTAATATGCAAGAGGCACCCTCTAATCATTTCTTTTTAGAGTATATAGCTAGACCACAAACAGCAGAGATATTTTTTGAAGAGGTCTTAATGGCTTTAGTGTTTTATGGAATGCCAATACTCTGTGAGAATAATAAACCTCGATTGTTATATCATTTAAAGAATAGGGGTTATAGAGGATTCTCTATGAATAGACCAGACAAGACGTATACTAAACTTTCTAAAACAGAAAGAGAGCTAGGAGGTATACCTAACTCTTCAGAGGATGTAAAACAATCGCATGCTTCTGCTATTGAGTCATATATAGAAAAGTATGTGGGTATAGATTTTGATGGAAACTATAGAGACCCAGGAGATATGGGAGATATGTATTTTGGTAGAACATTAGAGGATTGGGCTAAGTTTGATATTACAAATAGAACTAAGTTTGATGCGGCTATAAGTTCTGGATTAGCTATCATGGCTAACCAAAAGCACTTATACACACCGTCTAAAGAAAAATCAAAAATAAGTATTAACTTTGCAAGATACAATAACACCAGCAATAAAAGTCAAATAATTAGATGAAAGATGTTAAGATAAGTATTAAATCTGCTGCGTTTCCTGACCAATTTGCTACCGACAGACAAAAGGCATCCGATGAGTTTGGCTTACAGGTAGGACAAGCTATACAATACGAGTGGTTTAGAAAGGATGGAATGCGATGTAGGTTTTATAACCAGTGGCAAGAGTTCCATAAATTAAGACTGTATGCAAGAGGAGAGCAGTCTGTAGCAAAATATAAAAACGAGTTAGCGGTAGATGGAGATTTATCGTATCTTAATTTAGACTGGACACCCGTTCCAATCATACCCAAGTTTGTAGATATTGTAGTTAACGGAATGTCGGATAGACTTTTTAAAGTTAACTGTATTGCTATGGACGCTATGTCGGCAGAGAAACGTAATGAGTTTCAAAGAATGGTAGAGGTGAATGTAGTAAATAAAGATTTATTTAAACAGGTTGAGCAAGACTTTGGTATAAGTATATTTCAAACAGACCCTGAAACTTTACCAGGTAATGATACAGAGATGGAGTTATATATGCAGCTTAACTACAAACCTGGAATTGAGATAGCTAATGAGATTGCTATTAATACAATGCTTGAAGAAAGTCATTATGCTGATGTACGTAAAAAAGTAGATTACGATATCGCTACCCTTGGTATAGGAATGTGTAAGCATGAGTTTCAAGCGGGTGACGGTATTCGTGTTAAGTATGTTGACCCAGCAAATGTGGTATATAGTTATACGGAAGACCCTTACTTTAAAGATTGTTTTTATTGGGGTGAACTTAAAACAGTTCCTATTGCAGAGCTTATAAAGATTGACCCAGAGATTACTAATGAAGAGATGGAAGAAATATCTCGATACAGTCAATCTTGGTATGACTACTATAATGTAGCTGCTATGTATGAAAACAGTATGTTTTCTAGAGATACATGTACATTATTATACTTTAACTATAAGACTACTAATACATTTGTATATAAAAAGAAACAATTATCTGAAGGTACTTTTAAAACCGTAGAAAAAGATGATGAGTTTAATCCACCACCAGAAATGATGGAGGAAGGAAACTTTGAAAGAGTAGAAAAAAGAATTGATGTATGGTATGAAGGTGTTATGGTTATGGGTACAAACATTCTTTTAAAATGGCAGATGATGGAGAATATGGTAAGACCTAATTCTGCAAATCAGTTTGCTATGCCTAACTATGTTGCGTGTGCACCACGTATGTATAAAGGAGTATTAGAATCTTTAGTTAGAAGAATGATTCCTTTTGCAGACCTTATACAAATAACACATTTAAAAATACAACAGGTGGTAGCTAAGGTTGTACCTGATGGTGTATTTATAGATGCCGATGGATTAAGTGAGGTAGACCTTGGGACAGGAGCAGCATACAATCCTGAAGATGCTTTACGATTATACTTCCAGACAGGTAGTGTAGTTGGTAGAAGTTATACACAGGATGGAGAGTTTAATAATGCAAGGGTTCCTATACAACAGCTTACATCTAATAGTGGGCAAAGTAAAATGCAAATGCTTATAGGAAACTATAACCATTACTTAGGAATGCTAAGACAGGTTACAGGATTAAATGAAGCAAGAGACGGTTCAACACCAGACCCTTATTCTTTAGTTGGGGTTCAGAAGTTAGCAGCCTTAAATTCTAATGTAGCAACAAGGCATATACTTAATGCTAGTTTATATATCACTAGAACATTAGCGGAATGTTTATCTATTAGAACTGCAGATGTTTTGCAGTATGCAGATTTTAAGGATGAGTTTGCTATGCAGATTGGGAAATATAACTTAGGTATATTAGAAGATATTAAAAATTTATATCTGTATGACTTTGGTATATTTATAGAGATGACACCGGATGAAGAGGAGAAAGCACAGCTTGAACAAAATATACAGATGTCTTTACAGAATGGTGGTATTGATTTAGAAGATGCTATAGATATTAGAACCATTAATAATTTAAAGATGGCTAATCAACTTCTTAAAGTAAAGCGTAAACAAACACAAGCAGAGCGTCAGCAGATGGAGCAGCAGAAGCAACAGATGGATGCTCAGTTAAAATCACAGCTTCAACAACAGGCGGCTCAGGCAGATATGCAAAAAGCACAGATGGAGATGCAGTCTAAGATACAGGTTAAGCAGGCAGAGATTGCTTTTGAGATTGAAAAACAAAAGAACGAGGCTGACCTTAAGCGTCAGTTAATGGCAGTAGAGTTTAACTATCAGATGCAGATTCAAGGAGTTCAACAATCACAGATTGATGCTAGAGAAACTCAGAAGGAGGATGCTAAAGCTGCACGTATAAGTATGGGGAATACACAGCAATCTAAAATGATTGAACAACGTAAACGTAATCTACCTGCTATAAACTTTGAATCAAACGAAGATAGTTTAGATGGTTTTGACCTTGCAGAATTTGAACCTAGATAGGCTTAAATAAATAAAATAAATAAATACTAACTTTGTAAAAATTAAATTAAATGGATGAAAATAAATTTACTGTAAAAGAAGTTACAGGTGTCGAGAAATCGAAAGTAGAAGTTGAAGAGGAATTACTAAAGAAGCACGAAGAGCAATTTGAGGATTCTAATAGTGAGGAAACTACAACAGAAAAGGTAGAGATACCAGAGGTCGAAACAAAAGAAGTGGAAGCTCCCGCATCAGAGTTAAATGATGCAGACGTTCTTTCTTATATTAAAAATAGATACGATAGAGATATCGACTCAGTAGAACAACTGTTTGAAACTAAAGAATCAAACGTTGATTTACCTGAAGATGTTTCTGCGTATTTTAAATACAAAAAAGAAACTGGTCGTGGTATCGAAGACTTTGTTAATTTACAAAAGGATTACGATAACATGGACGGTAACACATTGTTATCTCAATATTATTCTCATACTGAAGAAGGTTTAGATAGTGAGGATATAAAAGATTTAATAGAAGATAAGTTTAACTACGATGAAGATGTAGATGAAGAATCGGATATTAAAAAGATTGAGAGAGCAAAGAAAAGAGAACTTGCAAAAGCTAGAAAGTTCTTTAACGAGCAAAAAGATAAATATAAAATTCCTCTTGAGTCAAGTGGGGGTGGGTTATCTGATGAGCAAACTAAAGAAATGGAAAGCTATAAAAGTTATATAAAAGAGTCAAACACAGCTAGAGAAGCACAGAAGAAAAAGTACGATTACTTTCTGGAAAAAACTGATGAGGTTTTTAATGACGAGTTCAAAGGTTTTGAGTTCAAGGTCGGAGAAAAAAGTTTTACTTTCAAACCTGGTGATAGCAATGAGTTGAAGAGTAAGCAATCTGACGTAAATAATTTCGTGAGTAAATTCATGGATAAAGAGTCAGGGCTTATTGCAGACCCTAAAGGTTATCATAGAGCCATTTCAGTTGCTATGAATCTTGACAAGTTTGCTGAATTTTTTTACAATCAGGGAATGACGGAAGCTGTAGATAATGTTTCTAAAAAATCAAAGAACATTAATATGGACAGTATACGTAAGACTCCTGAGAATTTCAGTAAAGATGGATTGAAGATTAGAAACGTAGGCGATAGTAGCAGTGGGAAGGGACTCAGAATTAGAAGTATTAAGAAAAAATAAAAATTTAAAAAAATGGCAGTATTAGGAACTCCAGGCTTTGATTTACAACCTAGTGCACAACAGGTTGCAACAGCCACAAATTACATTACTAACTTCGATTTCTTAAATCAGTATCTTCCAGATACATATGAGAAAGAGTTCGAACGTTATGGTAATAGAACAGTAGCATCATTCTTACGAATGGTTGGTGCTGAAATGCCTTCTAACTCAGACCTTATCAAATGGGCAGAGCAAGGAAGATTACACTCAAAGTACACAGGATGTACTTCAGCAGGTGCACAAGGTGCGGCAACAGGTGTATGGACTATACCAGCAGCACAACAAAATCCTGCTTCACCTCCAGCTTCAAGTCAACCAACAGGTGGTTACACAGCAATTAGAGTAGGTCAAACTATTATGATTTCTGACGAAACAGCAGGTTCAACTTTAAATAATAAAGCTATCGTTACTAATGTAAACGATGCTAATGGTGCGGTAACAGCAGCTTATTATGAAGCAGGTGGACAAGCGGTTACAGGTGTACCAGACCCAGCGGGGGTAGTAAATTGTACTATTTTTATCTACGGTTCTGAATTTAGAAAAGGTGTAGATGGAATGGTAGGTTCTTTAGATGCTCAAGATTTTATCTTCGATAACTCTCCAATCATCATAAAAGATACTTACGAGGTAAGTGGTTCTGATATGGCACAGATTGGATGGGTAGAGATTTCTACTGAAGACGGAGGAACAGGATACCTATGGTATATGAAGTCTGAGCACGAAACTCGTCTACGTTTTGAAGACTACTTAGAGACAGCTATGATTGAAGCGGTTCCAGCAGAAGCAGGTTCAGGTGCTATTGCAGCAGCTTCACCTGTAGGAAATAAAGGTTCTGAAGGTGTATTCTATGTGGTAAACAATAGAGGAAATGTATGGAGTGGGGGTAACCCAACAACTCTTGCAGGTTTCGATAGCGTTATCCAACGTTTAGATAAGCAAGGTGCAATTGAAGAAAACGTAATCTTTGTAAACAGAGATTTCTCTTTCGATATTGACGATATGTTAGCAGCACAAAACTCTTACGGAGCGGGTGGTACTTCATATGGTTTATTCGATAACGATGAAGAGATGGCTCTTAACTTAGGATTCACAGGATTCCGTAGAGGTTATGATTTCTACAAATCAGATTGGAAATACTTAAACGACCCAACAATGCGTGGTGGTTTAACAGGTGGTAAAATCAGCGGACTATTAGTTCCTGCAGGTTCTACTACAGTATATGACCAAATCTTAGGGAAGAACGCTAAACGTCCATTCTTACATGTACGTTACCGAGCNTCTGANACTGAAGATAGACGTTANAAAACTTGGATTACTGGTTCAGCTGGTGGNGCAAGAACATCTTCTTTAGATGCAATGACAGTTAACTTTTTATCAGAAAGAGCTGTATGTACTTTAGGTGCAAACAACTTCTTCTTATTC